GTCCTGTCTTCTCTTTTTTTGTAATTTTATAAAATGTCTCTTTTAAATTTGTGAGAGCGTAATCAATGCCCGCATCAGATACTCTTGCTATGTTTTTAACAAGCGTACCTTTATTTATTTCGTCTTGATGTTTCATTGAACACGCTCCATACACAAATCGCCCTTCGCCTTTTATTACGAGGAATGGCAATGCTGGGCGACCACATTGACATAGGCTGGGGTAGTTATCTTCTACCACGCAGCATTATCACCTTCTGTTGCAGTTTTAGTTTCTGCCACTTTAGGTTCTTCTACTTTCCCAACACCAGGCAGAATAGCTGCCTCCCAGTTAGAACCATATTTGTCATTTATTTCTAAATAACCATTCCCGTTTCTAACAAGTTCACAACTAACAATTCTACCTGCAAGGAGGTCTGTGTCAGAAAAGTTATCTATACCCGCAGCTTTCGCTAACAGATATAAACTCTTTTCAGCAACTTCTTTTGCTTTCTCACTACCCTCAACAGTAAACAACGCACCTACTGTGATATTGGTATCTTCTACTTTGAAAAATAATTTCAAACCAGAACCGCCCTTTTCATAAGGCACATGTTCTGTATGTGAATAAACTAGATTGTATCGACCATCTTCTAATTGAGGTCTGTTGTCGGTAGGTTCTTTCAAACCACCTTCAAAATGTTTTGACAAGTCTGCCATTTCTTTTCTCCTATATTAACCAGTGTAGGAGCGAGGATCATTGATGTGTTCGATAATATTTTCTAACCCCTCAATAGTTTCCTCAATGCTCTCAGTTACACCGACAGGGTAAATCGTATCTAATTCGTAAGTTGCTCTCGGATCGTCTAAAACTTTTTGCAAAGTATTTTTTACTCTTGCGAGAGTCCTAGGAATGTCGATTGGTCTTGGTTTACCCATTATTTATTTAACAATAATTTACCATTAAGAATCCAATGAATTTTCATCTTGAAAAACATTAGTTGTTTTTAATGGCACTTTTAATAGCATCCCATTTGAGTGGTAACTCAGCAGGTAAGCTATATCTATTTTTTGCTAAGAACGCTGGGCGTTCTTCAACATGTAGAACCCTTTGACCAGTTGACACTGCTCTGGTTCTTTCGCCACCTCTGCTTTTTTCTACAACTGTACCAGTTTTAAAATCAGCAAAGCCAACAATGTCAGAGACTTCTAAATACAAGAAACCATGTTTCTGATTTAGTTTAATCTCATACCTATCGTATGCTTCTGAGGTAGGATCTTCAAAACGCTTGATTACTGAATGAGCTAACATACAGATAATCATGCCTTTTTGTTCTCGTAACTGATTTAACAAGTCTATGATTTCTCTGGTGTATTTAAGGCTTAAGCTAAACCCTTTACCATAACCAGGTTCGTTGATGTCTTTGAAACCTTCAACTTTACAAGTCTTATCAAATATAATTGGCTCTAAATGATCCAAAGAATCAATAACCAAAGTTTTATATTTGTGATCCTCTGCAAGTAGAGATTTCAAGACATCAATCACATCATCATAACTTTTTAGTAAATCAGTATGTGCTACATCAATCACACCAAGACCATCTTCGGTCATTAAGAATATTGGTTCAGGAAACTCTGAAGCGATAGTTGTTTTACCAACACCAGGTTTACCATGAATTAATATTCTTGGTGGTTTTAAAGTAGCCTTAGTTTTTATATCAGCTAATGAAAAAGCCATTACTTAGACTCCTTTCCAATTTTGCCAGTAATAATTTTTTTATCTTCATCTTCTTTAACTTCTGGCAACATTGGTTTTAGTTTTTCTGCTAACAATGTTTCATTCTTTAATAATGCGTTAAAGTGTGAAACTTTTTTTGCAGCTTCTTGAGCTTCAGCCATTAGGCTTTGTTTCTCTTGCAAAACTCCTACCAGTTCTTGCACTACTGGTCGGCTTTCATGTGTTAGGTCATGTTCAAATATATCACGACCATCCATAGTAATTATCGGGTTGGTTTCCATAAAATCTTTCCTCCATTTTCGGTAAACTCTGAATAAGACTTACAATAAGACTTACCCTTGCAAAGCAAACATTGTTGCCCTACCACTTCTTGCGGATTTTTTTCCAAAGCTGCATCAACGCAGTTTTTCAAAAACCCTAAACCCCAATCCACAAGTTCATGCAGATCAAGAGTTGTTTCTTTAGCTTTACCATTTTGAAAAATTACATTTTCATATTGGTAATCTCCCCCCCACCTTGCTACCGCACCGAGGGTGTATATCTTTAGCTGTCCGTTATCTATGACCTCTACTGGCCACTTACCTGATTTTAAATCAATCAAACTAATCTTGTCTTTGCCAATAAGAATGATGTCGGCTGTCCCATATAAATGGTCGCTTACTTCATGCACATAAAGTTTTTCTTCAATCAACATTTCAGCTTCCATCTCTTTTTGTTTGTTTAAAACATAGTTTGAATACGCCAGTGCTTTCTTCACCAACTTTTCATCTATTGTTATTTCCACATCTCCATCTTTATATTTCTGTCCAACAAAATGTTCTGTTGGATCTAAGTCTATCAACTCTTGCTTCAAAACCTTCTCTGCCATCCAGTGACATGCACTACCACTTACGGTTGCTTCACTGGCAACATACGGAGCTTTTGAACTCAGCGTTGCACTAGCGGGACACTTGCTCCAAAGTTTATCAAACCCTGAAGGCGACACTATTGAGTGCGAGATAACTTACTCCTTGTTAATAGGTTGTTGTAGTTGCTCGTTCTCGTATGCTATGACTTCATCGAAATCATACAGCACCTTCCCACCAATCTTATAGTAGGCAATGCCGATACCTCTGGAACGCCAGTTCTCTAATGTGCGTTCACTACGCTTCCAACGCTCTGCTAGTTGACCCTGATCTATGAAATTTCGTTCTTTCATTTTATTTCCTTATATGTATTAGTATTACTTAAATGTTCTCTATTTGTTCACTTTAAGAAAAAAAAAGAGTAATATCAAGTAGATGAGAGAAAAAACTCATAATGAATTTTAATAGGAGTATTAAAGATGAGTATTGATAAGGTTAAACCAGAAGAGTGGAATGAAGCCAATAAACAGCTCGCAACAGAGCGACAAGTTGGTGGCAATCACTACAAAGGTAAAATCCAACCTATAGAATATATCTTGGCACACAATCTTAATTGGATGCTAGGGCACGGTATTAAATATATCACTAGATGTGGTAAAAAAGGTAACAAGCAAGACCACATAAAAGATTTATTGAAGGTCATACATTATATGGAGCTTGAGTTGCAGCATACTTACAATGTCGATCCAAAAGGAAAACCCATCAATGGTAATAATGTTGATTGTGAAAAAATAGATTGGGAAATCTTTTTAGATAAGCAATATCTTTTTTATTATCAGCAGAATGTTGGTGAAAAAATATTAGAATATGATGATTGGCTCAAGGAAAATGAGAAAGCATTATTGGAGGAGTATAATGAATATGGCAAAGCCTTTTAGAAGTTTCGTTACAGAAAAATTTTATGACTGTAATGCAAACAAAATTAAATATTACAACGAAGAACCATATAAAACAGTGCTTGATTACTTCAAAGCAAACAAGCACTTTTTAATGAATAAATATAGGTCTAAAAGAACTTAGAGTGAAACTCACCCATCTTATTGATGTTATCAATAGTGGTTTCTTCTAATAGGTGAGCATACCTATTTGTAGTTTGGGTTGATTTGTGTCCTAGCAAATCGCCCACTTCCTTTAGTGTCATCTTCTGATACGAAATACAATGACTGGCAAAACTATGTCTTAGATCGTGTAGTGTAATGTGATCTAAACCAAACTTTGCTCTAATGTTTTTCCACATACGATAAGGTGTTTTAATTGCAAAGATATATTCATGTCTTTTGCCATTGGTTCTAGGCTGTCGTTCTATAATCTTTTGTGATTGAGCATTAAGATAAATAACACGCTTATCACCTGTCTTGTTTGCGGTCTTATGTTCGTTTAAAACAATCCTATCTCCCTTGAAGTCACTCCATTTAGCATTGCCTATTTCAGAAGCGGATCTTGCACCTGTTAGGATACAGGCCCAAATAAAATCAACTGATGTTCTTTTACGATGTATTTCATATCGGCTATTTAATTCGCTTATAACCTCGACAAGCTGATCTTGTGTCAGGTAATTTTCTCTAATACTTTCAGTATATTTCTTAACCAAATTAAAAGGATATTTCTCTGTGTATTCAGATGCTTTTGCTTCATTAAATATTTTTTTAAATACCATTAAAGATTTATTAGCCATGCTTTGTTTATCAATATCATAGAACCAATCTTTAACTTCTTGGTGGGTAATAGTTTTAATATCTTTTGCACCAAAATGTTTTTTTAAATAGTTGTCGTATATATTTTCAAAAGACTTTCTACTTTTCAGACCCTTAGTTTTTTCTAAATATTTAAACCATGAGTCAGCGAAAGTTTGCACTGTCATAACTTTACTATTTGATTTACCAAATGGATCTATGCCTTCTAATACCAAAGCATGATATTTGGCTGCTTTAATTCTGACAGCTTCAATAGGTGTGTTGATGTCAGCTAACTTGTTTTGTTTTCTTTTGCCATTGATGATGTAGGCAAAGGTATAACACGATGGATATATAAGTATGTTCGAGTCTTTGTTATCTCTTTTAAATTTCATTTTCTCTCTCTCTGGTTGTGCTGTGGTTGTATTTTGCTCTAGTTTTACCGTGAACAAAATAGAAACATAGCGTATATTTATGATAACAAAATATTGAAAATCAGGTCAAGTTTTTGAGAGAAAACTGGGAAATAATGGTGAGCCCTGCAGGATTCGAACCTGCGACCCATTCCTTAAAAGCACTGTGATTCAGTACCTTTAAGCCCAGAAATCAGCCAAAAAAAAGACCTCATTTTCTTTGGTTGTTATCAGGTTGTAGTAATATACTAAGCTGCGTTTTCTTTCAACGCATTTATAATAGTGATTGATCTTTCTAGGGATTTTCTTGGATCTACTTCTTTTATGTAGTTTAAATCTTTCTGCCAGGTAGCAGTAATATTTCTATTAGGTTGGAACTCTATCTTATCAAATGGCAAGTAACAGAAAGCAAATATATCTACTTCGTTTTCGTTATAGCCTTTTTTAGTTTTATTGACTCGCTTCTTAATATCCCATCTAACCATTTCTTTATTCCTATGCTGAAAGGGAGACTCAGATGTTTTAACTTGAATCTTAAAAGGTATATCATCTTTCATAGCCAAGTAATCGTATCTGGCTTGTGGGTTGGGTTCAAAGATTTCGTCAAAGTATTGAAGAAGGTAGTAGGCTGCTAAATGCTCACCTGCTCTACCGACTTTATATAAAGACATTATTCCATTTGATTTAAGAAGTTTTCTAACTGAACATTTTCAGATATGTTTTCTATACCTGGTTGAGCTATACTTCCTGCACCTACCCCAGTGACTCTTGGGTTGAATGGTGCTTTTAATACTTCACCTGCCATTGGGCCTAAATATTTATCAAAAATTTGTTTAGTAAATCCTTTATCAGAAACTTCTTTTCTAATTTGTTCTAAAGCTTTTGGATTTGTGGTAGTTAGCATTTGTGCTAATTTATTAGAAGCAGCGACTTGTGCTTCTTCTGATAGCTCTGAGAAGTTTGATTTAAACAAACCATAGACTAAACCAACAGCACTTAAGTTTTGCACATCATCTGGAGTAACAATATTTTTAATTCTTGAAACAGTTTCTCCTCTGCTTACAGTGGCACTATTTCCAACGACTTGGTTTGCAGTATCTTTTATTTGCACCTCGTCATTCAATTTTGACATAAATTTATTAAATGATTTTGTGCCTTCTTCTCCATCAGGAAAAGTTAATCTTAAAAGTTTTTTGTTTTTTGGTGTTTTAATAATATTAAATGCAAGGTTAGTTCCTCTCCCTGAAGCTGCATCAAAT